GGTACAATAGGGGAGATATACGAGATACAAAACTTAAAAATAGCTTTACCTAAAGCTAAAAACGTACATAAGTTTGAAACTAACAAATGGGAATATACGGAATATCCTAAAGTATTAAAAAAAATAAAGTCTGTATTTGATTGGGAGGAATACCCACTAGACTTTAAAGAAAAATGGTATGATTACATCGATAATGAGTTCGTCCGCAGGGAAGAAGGCTTTTGGTTCTATAATAAGGATGTGGCTACTTACCTTACTGGTACTCACTATATGTACTTGCAGTGGTCCAAGATTGATGTTGGGCAACCAGACTTTAGGGAAGCAAACAGATTATTCTTTATATTCTGGGAAGCTTGTAAAGCAGACAAGCGTAGTTACGGAATGTGCTACCTTAAAAACCGCCGCTCTGGATTTAGCTTTATGTCGTCAGCTGAGACAGTTAACGCTGCAACAATTCAGTCAGATTCACGGTTTGGAATATTGTCCAAATCTGGCCCTGATGCAAAGAAGATGTTTACAGACAAGGTCGTTCCAATATCGGTCAACTACCCCTTCTTTTTCAAACCAATTCAGGACGGTATGGACAGGCCAAAGACAGAGCTTGCGTACAGAGTACCCGCGACAAAGTACACCCGTAAGAAGCTTGAGACAAACGAATCGCTTAGAGAGCTCGATGGTCTCGACACCACGATCGACTGGAAGAATACAGGGGACAACTCGTACGACGGGGAGAAACTAAGATTACTGGTCCACGATGAAAGTGGTAAGTGGGAAAGACCTAATAATATATTAAACAACTGGCGAGTAACAAAAACTTGTCTTAGATTAGGTTCTAGAATTATTGGAAAGTGTATGATGGGTTCAACAAGTAACTCATTAGACAAAGGCGGTGATAACTTTAAAAAATTATACAATGACTCGGACGTCACTCAACGAAATGCGAATGGACAAACTCGCTCTGGATTATATAGCTTGTTTATACCTATGGAGTGGAATTACGAAGGATACATTGATTCTTATGGATTACCTGTCTTCGACACGCCAAAAAAACCAATTGAAGGACCACAAGGCGATGAAATAGATTTAGGTGTAATAGAGTATTGGGACAATGAAGTTGAAGGATTGAAACAAGATCAAGATGCTTTAAATGAATTTTATAGACAGTTTCCACGTACTACTAAGCACGCTTTTAGAGATGAATCAAAAGAATCTTTATTTAACCTAACTAAAATATACGAGCAGATAGATTTTAATGAAGATCTTAAAAATTCTATAAGTATAACAAAAGGTTCTTTTCAATGGGAGAACGGTCAGCAAGACAGTAAAGTTATATTTGTACCAAATAACAGTGGTAGATTTTTAGTAACTTGGGTGCCAGCAGTTCATTTGCAAAATAAAAGATATCAAAAAAATGGTATCAATTACCCAGGTAACGAGCATATAGGTGCTTTTGGTTGTGACCCTTACGATATATCAGGTACAGTAGATAAAAGAGGTTCTAAAGGATCTTTGCACGGCTTAACCAAGTTTTCAATGGAAGACGCGCCAGCAAACCATTTCTTTTTAGAATATATAGCAAGACCTCAAACAGCTGAAATATTTTTTGAAGATGTGTTAATGGCATGTGTATTTTACGGTATGCCAATATTGGTAGAGAATAACAAGCCAAGACTTCTATACTATTTTAAACGTAGAGGTTATAGGGGATTTGCAATGAACAGACCTGATAGAACTTACAGCAAGTTATCGGTGACAGAAAGAGAACTAGGTGGTATACCAAACTCTAGTGAAGATATAAAACAAGCTCATGCTTCTGCAATAGAAAGCTATATAGAGCATTTTGTTGGATTAAAAGAAACAGGTTACGGTGATGTTTATTTTCAAAGAACATTAGAAGACTGGGCTAAGTTTAATATAAATAATAGAACAAAGCACGATGCTTCTATTAGCTCTGGACTAGCTTTAATGGCTTGTAACAAACACAGATATTCACCAGTAAATAAAAGAATTTTAAAACCTGTAGATTTAGGTATCAAAAGATATGACAACAGGGGAACTACATCAAAAATAATAAGTTAAATGAATATATATACTAATTCAAATAGCGCTTTTCCAAGTCAAGTAGTTAGTGATGCTGAAAAAGCAAGCATAGAGTACGGCAGTCAAGTTGCTATGGCTATTGAGTATGAGTGGTTCAAGTCAGGTAGAACCAACGGTAACGCTTATTTAACCAATTGGAATAACTTTAATACATTAAGACTGTACGCTAGAGGTGAGCAACCTGTTCAAAAATACAAAGATGAATTGTCTATTAATGGCGATTTGTCTTACCTTAATTTAGACTGGAAGCCTGTACCTATTTTATCTAAGTTTGTAGATATTGTTGTTAATGGCATATCAGCACACTCTTATGATGTTAAAGCTTATGCTCAAGATCCTGAATCTATAAAGAAAAGAACTGAGTATGCTTCTAAGATATATGAAGACATGCTAGCTAAAGAATACTTAGATAATTTAAAAACAAATCTAGGTATTGACTTATATCAAGTACCAAACCCTGATTTACTACCAGAAAGCGAAGAAGAGCTAGAGCTTCATATGCAGTTGTCATATAAGCAAAGCATAGAGATAGCTGAAGAAGAGGCTATATCTTCTGTTATGGCTCAAAATAAATACGAGCTTACAAAGCGTAGACTTAATATGGATTTAGCCGTTTGTGGTATCGCAGCTGCTAAAACAAACTTTAACACAGCTAACGGTATTACTATTGATTACGTAGACCCAGCTTATATGGTTTATTCATATACAGAAGATCCCAACTTTGAAGATATATATTATGTAGGTGAAATAAAGTCTATAACAATACCAGAGCTTAAAAAAGAGTTTCCAAATATATCTGAAAAAGAATTAGAGCGTATACAACAAATGCCAGGCAATAGACAATATGTAACTGGTTGGGGTGGATACGACGAGAATACTGTGCAGGTTTTATATTTTGATTACAAGACGTATCATAATCAAGTATTTAAAATTAAGAAAACAGATCAAGGTCTGTTAAAAGCTATTGAAAAGCCAGACACGTTTAATCCACCTGAAAATGATAACTTTGAAAGAGTATCAAGATCAATAGAGGTTTTATACAGCGGCGCTAAAGTATTAGGAACTGATACGATGCTTAAATGGGAACTTGCTGAAAATATGTCAAGACCTTATGCTGACACTACTAAAGTTAAAATGAATTATTCTATATGTGCACCCAGAATGTACAAAGGTAGAATAGAAAGCTTAGTTAGCAAATGTATTGGCTTTGCTGATATGATTCAAATAACACATTTGAAACTACAGCAGGTAATGTCTAGAATAGTACCAGATGGTGTTTATTTAGATATGGACGGCTTAGCTGAGGTAGATCTTGGTAATGGTACTAATTATAACCCGGCTGAAGCATTAAATATGTATTTCCAAACTGGTTCTATTGTAGGTAGAAGCTTAACTCAAGACGGTGACTTAAACAGAGGTAAAGTACCAATTCAAGAATTAAACTCTAGCTCTGGTCAAGGCAAAATACAAAGTCTTATAAATACGTACCAGTATTACCTGCAAATGATACGTGACGTAACGGGTCTTAATGAAGCTAGAGATGGTAGTACGCCTGATAAAAGTACTTTAGTAGGTTTACAAAAAATGGCCGCTAACGCGTCTAATGTTGCTACTAGACATATTAAGCAGTCATCATCTTATTTAACTCTTAGAGTTGCAGAAAACATAGCTCTTAAAATAGCAGACGCACTAGAGTTTCCATTAACAGCTGAGTCGCTTACTAACTCTATTAGTAATTACAATGTTAACACATTGAAAGAAGTTGTTAATTTAAATCTTCATGACTTTGGTATTTTCTTAGAGTTAGAACCAGACGATGAAGAAAAAGCTCAGTTAGAAGCTAATATACAAGTCGCATTGCAGCAAGGAGGTATTGATCTTGAAGATGCTATAGATTTAAGACAGATTAAAAATCTTAAATTAGCTAATCAATTATTAAAGGTTAAGCGTAAGGCTAAAGCTAAGAAAGACCAAGAGAATAATCAAGCTAATATTAGAGCTCAAGCCGAGTCTCAAGCAGATGCTAATGAGAAAATTGCAATGAACGAAGTTCAAAAGCAAGAGGCTATTAGCGGTTCTAAAGTTCAATATGAGCAAGCTAGAACTCAAATGGAGATTCAAAAAATGCAAATACAAGCACAACTTGATCAACAAAAAATGCAAATGCAACACGAGTTTGATATGCAGTTAAAGCAACTTGAAGTTCAAGGTCAAGCTCAAAAAGAACAACAAAAAGAAGATAGAAAAGACAAGCGTATAAAAATGGAAGGTACGCAGCAGAGTGAAATGATAAGTCAGAGAAACAATGATGGCTTACCAATTGATTTTGAAAATCAGCCAGACGCTGGTATGAACACGTTTATGTAAAACGTTATTTAATTATTTAATTATATTATATTATGTCAGAAGTAAAAACAAATGAACCTGTTAAGCAGGAAGGTGAGTTTAAATTGAAAACAAAAAAGAAAACACCTAAAAAATTAAACAAAACAGAGGATAACGTAACTAAAGTAAATGTTAATCCTAAAGAACCTTTGATTGAACTAGAACCAGAGGTTAAAAAAGTAGTAATAAAAAAAGAAGAAGATGCCATTCAAGTCGGAGAAACAAAGGAGGTATCTGTGGAAGAACCATCCGGAGATAGCACAGAGGTGGGAGAACCTGTACAAGAGTCCAACGAGACTACTAAAGGGTTTTCTCCGATCCAAGAAGTAACAGAAGCTGAAGTTAAACAAGTTGAGGCAGAAGTTAAAGAAGCTATAAGAGATGAAAAAGTATTAGGCAAACCATTGCCAGAGAATATTGAAAAGCTAGTTGCCTTTATGGAAGAAACTGGTGGGACAATAGAAGATTATACTCGTCTAAATGCTGATTACAGTAATGTAGACGATAAAACTCTTTTGAAAGAGTATTATAAAAAGAATAAACCTTACTTAGATAATTCAGACGTTGAACTTCTGTTAGAAGATTTTGACTATGATGAAGACATCGATGAAGATAAGGATATACGCAAAAAGAAACTTGCGTTTAAAGAAGAAGTTGCGAAAGCCAAAAACTTTTTGGAAGAAACCAAGAGTAAATATTACGACGAGATCAAGTTGAGACCGGGCGTTACTCAGGAACAACAAAAAGCTATGGATTTTTTCAATAGATATAACAAGGAGCAAGAACAAGCTGAGCAACAGCATCAAATGTTTAAAAATCGTACAAAAAAGCTTTTCAGTAATGATTTCAAAGGTTTTGATATCAATGTTGGTGAAAAGAAATATAAGTACAATATTCAAAATGTTGATAAAGTTGCAGAGAACCAGTCTAATATAACAAACCTCGTTGGGAAGTTCCTAGACGAAAATGGTAATGTTGAAGATGTTAATGGTTATCACAAGGCTATTTATGCTGCTGAAAACGTAGATAAGATTGCCGCTCATTTCTATGAGCAAGGAAAAGCGGACGCTGTAAAAGACGTTGTAAACAAATCAAAAAACTTGAGTGACACTAAAGCTAGGACTACTCAAGGCGATGTATTTTTAAACGGATTTAAAGTTAAAGCTATTTCTGGCGCTGATGCTACAAAGCTAAAAATAAAAACAAGAAAATTTAACTAATAAAAACTTAATATTATGAGTTTAACTCCTCAATTTGGTGATATTACACCAAGTCAAAAGCAAGAGCTTTTGAATTCTAACTATTTAAAATTTAACGATACCGCAGGTGTAGTGGCTGGTGATCCCAATAGCACTAACTCGTTTGCACAGCAGTATTTACCAGAGATTTATGAACAAGAAGTAGAGCGTTACGGAAACAGAACGTTATCTGGATTCTTACGAATGGTTGGCGCTGAAATGCCAATGTCATCTGATCAAGTAATTTGGTCTGAGCAAAATAGATTACACATCTCTTATGATGGATGTAGTCTTCCAAGTAACCTTACAATTAACATCAATCCTGGCGCTGCTGCTGATGTATTCAACGTTGTATCTCCTAGAGCTACTATCGTTGTTTTAGATCCAGCCACTGGTCTTGAAGAAAAATGTTTGGTAACTGATTCTAACACTACAACTGGTGTTCTTACTGTACAACCTTATACTGTTGCTAATCTTGCTGCTTTTACAGCTACAGGATTAAAAGTATTTGTTTACGGTTCTGAATACCAAAAAGGTGGATCAATTTCAGCTGGAGCTGTAGGCGCTAATACTGGAACTCAGTATGTAAGTGTTGATCCTCAGTTTACACAACATTCTAACTCACCAATCATCATCAAAAGCCAATACGTAGTATCTGGTTCTGATATGGCACAAATTGGATGGGTTGAAGTTGCTACTGAAGATGGTGCTTCTGGTTATTTATGGTACTTAAAAGCTGAGTCTGAAACAAGACTACGTTTTGAAGATTACCTAGAAATGGCTATGATTGAAGGTGAAAAAGTAGGTGCTGCTTCCGCTATTACAACAGGAAAAGGTACTGAAGGTTTATTCGCTGCTATTGAAGGACGTGGTAATGTAAACGTTGGATTTACTGCTGCTGCTGGATTAGATGCTTTCGATGATATCTTGAAAAACTTAGATACTCAAGGAGCTATTGAAGAAAACATGTTATTCTTACAAAGACAAACTGCTTTGGATTTTGACGACATGTTAGCTGCAATCTCTGGAGGATCTGCTGGTGGTACTGCTTTTGGATTATTTGAAAACTCAGAAGAAATGGCATTGAACTTAGGGTTCAGCGGTTTCCGTAGAGGTTCTTATGATTTCTATAAAACAGACTGGAAATACTTGAACGATGCTTCTACTCGTGGAGCTATCGACGGTGTGAATTCTATTGAAGGTGTTTTAATTCCTGCTGGAACTTCAACTGTTTACGATCAAGTACTAGGAACTAACATCCGTAGACCTTTCTTGCACGTACGATACAGAGCTTCACAAGCTGATGATCGTCGCATGAAGTCTTGGTTGACTGGTTCTGCTGGTGGAGCTTTTACATCTACTTTAGATGCTATGGAAGTAAACTTCCTATCTGAAAGATGTTTAGTAACACAAGCTGCTAACAACTTTGTATTATTCAAAGGAGTGTAATTACACAGGTAATGTTTACCCTCGTTAAAACAACGGGGGTAACTGTTACCCTTATTAACTATTTAATTTTATTATATTATGGCTAAAAAAGCTAAAGCAGTAGAAACTGTTGAGGTTGCACCTCAAGAAGTAGCGGTTAAAACCGCACCAAAACCAACTAAACCAAGTTGGGAAATTAAAGATAGAGTTTATTACTTGAAAGGTAATAAAAATCCTTTAACATTAACAATACCTAGTAGACATACTAAAAAACACTCTTTACTATATTTTGATCAAAAAACAGGTAAGCAAAGAGAAATTAGATATGCTACAAATCAAGATTCACCACTTGTAGATGAACAAAAAGGTGAAGCAACTTTAGGTCACATTATGTTTAAAGACGGTGATTTAAAAGTTCCAAAAGAAAAACAAAACCTACAAAAACTACTTTCTTTGTATCACCCATTAAAAGGTAGAATATACGAGGAATTTAGTGCTGTTGAAGAAGCTGCTGATGATTTAGATATTTTAGATCTTCAAATTGATGCTTTAAATGCGGCTAGAAATATGGATATAGATCAAGGTGAGGCTATTTTAAGAGTTGAACTTGGATCTAAAGTAAGCAGCATGAGCTCTAAAGAGATAAAAAGAGACTTGCTTTTGTTTGCTAGAAACAATCCACAGTTATTTATTAGCTTAGCTAATGATGATAATGTTCAATTAAGAAACACAGCTATTAGAGCTGCAGAGGCTGGTAT